GGCAGCGTGAAACAGAGAGCCACCGGCGAACGTCTGCATAAGCTGATCTCCACGCATCCTAATGGCTATATGACGCCGCAGGAGTTCTGGGAGCTGGTGGTCACCTGTCTGTGTCTGCGGGGAAACTTTTACGCCTACAAAGTGAAAGCATTTGGCGAAGTGGCTGAACTGCTGCCCGTCGATCCCGGTTGTGTGGTACCGAAGCTTAACAGTAGCTGGGAGCCGGTCTATCAGGTCACATTCCCGGACGGCTCCACGGATGTGCTGACCCAGGAGGATATCTGGCATGTGCGCACGCTGACGCTGGACGGACTGGTGGGGCTGAATCCCGTCGCCTATGCCCGCGAGGCAATATCGCTGGCGGCAGCGACCGAAGAGCACGGGGCCAGACTGTTCAGCAATGGTGCGGTGACGTCGGGTGTGTTGCGTACAGAGCAAACGCTGTCAGATCAGGCTTACGAGCGCCTGAAGAAAGATTTTGAGGAGCGTCACACCGGGCTTGGCAATGCTCACCGCCCGATGATCCTTGAGATGGGGCTGGACTGGAAGTCGATGGCGCTGAACGCCGAGGACAGCCAGTTCCTGGAAACCCGCAAGTTTCAGCTTGAAGAAATCTGTCGTCTGTTCCGGGTGCCGTTGCACATGGTGCAGAACACCGATCGCGCCACCTTCAACAATATCGAAGAGCTGGGGCTGGGATTTATCAATTATTCACTGGTGCCGTATCTGACCCGCATCGAACAGCGGATCAACACCGGACTGGTACGAAAAAGTAAGCAGGGCGTTTATTACGCCAAATTTAACGCCGGGGCGTTACTGCGCGGAGATATGAAGTCCCGTTTTGAAGCCTACGCCACCGGGATCAACTGGGGAATTTACTCTCCCAATGACTGCCGTGACCTGGAAGATATGAATCCGCGTCCCGGTGGTGATGTCTATCTCACACCGATGAACATGACCACGAAACCCTCCGATGGCAGTAAAGCCGGTAAGCAGAAGGATAACGCCAATGCAGACGAAACAACGTCTTGATGTACCGCTGAGTCTGAAATCTGTCAGTGACTCCGGTGAGTTTGAAGGGTATGGCTCCGTCTTTGGTGTAAAGGACAGCCACGATGATGTGGTGATGTCCGGGGCATTTGCTGCTTCCCTGCGGGCGTGGAGTGACAGAAAAGCGTTACCTGCGCTGCTCTGGCAGCACCGCATGGATGAACCCATCGGTGTTTACACCGAAATGAAGGAAGACGATGTCGGGCTTTACGTCAGGGGACGGTTGCTTATTGATGATGATCCCCTCGCAAAACGCGCACATGCACACATGAAGGCCGGTTCGTTAACCGGCCTTTCTATTGGGTACGCCCTGAAAGACTGGGAATACGACCGGAGCAAAGAAGCCTTTCTGCTGAAAGAAATCGACCTCTGGGAAGTCAGCCTGGTGACGTTCCCGTCTAACGACGAGGCGCGGATCAGCGACGTCAAGAACGCACTGGCCCGCGGGGAAATCCCCGAACAGAAAAAAATCGAAAGAGTCCTGCGTGATGTCGGACTCTCCCGTACCCAGGCCAAAGCATTCATGGCCGGGGGCTATGGCGCACTGTCCCTGCGCGACGCTGAGGATGTGGGCTCTGCATTGAATGCACTGAAAAATCTGAACTTCTAATCAGGAGAAATACGATGGCGGTTGATATTAAAGATGTCGAACAGGTCGCGCAGGAGCTGCAGCAGAAGTTTGACGACTTCAAAGCAAAGAACGACAAGCGCGTTGAGGCGATTGAGCAGGAAAAAGGCAAACTTGCCGGGCAGGTGGAAACCCTGAACGGAAAACTCAGCGAGCTGGAAAACCTCAAAAGCGACCTTGAAAAAGAGCTGCTTGAGCTGAAACGTCCGGCAGGTGGTGTGCAAAATAAACTGGCCACCGAGCACAAAGAGGCGTTTGTGGGCTTTCTGCGTAAAGGCCGTGAAGACGGTCTGCGCGATCTGGAGCGCAAGGCATTGCAGGTGGGCACCGATGAAGACGGCGGCTATGCCGTGCCGGAAGCACTGGATCGCAACATTCTCACCCTGCTGAAAGATGAAGTGGTGATGCGCCAGGAAGCCACGGTGATCACCGTTGGTGGTTCCGACTACAAAAAACTGGTGAATCTGGGCGGCACGGCTTCCGGATGGGTTGGCGAGACTGACGCGCGCTCCCAGACTGCCACCTCAAAACTGGGCCTGATTGAACCTTTCATGGGGGAAATCTACGGTAACCCGCAGGCTACCCAGAAAATGCTGGATGATGCCTTTTTCAACGTGGAAGCCTGGATCAACAGCGAGCTGGCAACCGAATTTGCCGAACAGGAAGAAATTGCCTTTACCACCGGCGATGGCACCAAGAAGCCAAAAGGGTTCCTGGCGTATGAATCCACGGATGAAACCGATAAGGTTCGTGCGTTCGGTAAACTTCAACATATTGTATCCGGTGAAGCGACGACGGTGACCGCAGACGCCATTATCAAACTGATTTACACGCTGCGTAAGGCACACCGCACCGGCGCGAAGTTCATGATGAACAACAACAGCCTGTTTGCCATCCGTCTGCTGAAAGACAGCGAGGGTAACTATCTGTGGCGTCCGGGGCTGGAGCTGGGGCAGCCGTCCTCTCTGGCGGGTTACGGTATCGCTGAAAACGAACAGATGCCGGATATCGCCGCTGATGCGAAAGCCATTGCATTTGGTAACTTCAAACGGGGTTACACCATCGTTGACCGTATCGGCACCCGCATTCTGCGTGACCCGTACACCAATAAACCGTTTGTCGGTTTTTATACCACCAAGCGCACCGGCGGGATGCTGGTCGATTCGCAGGCCATCAAACTGCTGAAGATTGCAGCGGCGTAATCATTCAGGGGCGCGGAACCGCGCCCCCTGTTCTGACGGGTGAAGAATCATGATCCTGAAACAAGATCTGAAATGGTCACCGGACGGTATGCGTGTTGAGGTCATTCGGGCCGGTGAGTATGACGACGGGGCGCTTCCTGCCCGGGTGCAGGAGATTGCACTTCAGGCCGGGTTAGCAGAGCGCGGAACCAGTGCAAAAAGCAGTAAAGCGGCAAAAGAGAAAAAAGCCACGGCCAGTAAAGAGGGCTGAGTATGCTTCTGACAATGGAAGAGATTAAAGCCCAACTCCGGCTGGATGAGGATTTCGATGCTGATAACCGCCATCTGCAACTGCTGGCCTGTGCGGCGCAAAAGCGGACGGAAACGTATCTGAACCGGAAGCTCTATGCTCCGGATGAAACCATTCCGGACAGCGATCCGGACGGGCTGCACCTGCCGGATGATATTCGTCTGGGGATGCTGATGCTTATCAGCCATTTTTACGAAAATCGCTCGTCGGTTACAGACGTTGAGAAAATGGAGTTGCCAATGAGCTTTAACTGGCTTGTCGGCCCGTACAGGTATTTCCCGCAATGAAAATTCGTCAGGCGCAGACCAGCGCAACCTACATTCTGCCGGACCCCGGTGAACTGAATAAACGCGTCCTGATCCGCCAGCGGGTGGATATGCCCGCGGATAACTTTGGCGTGGAGCCTCAATACCCGGTTACGTTCCGGACATGGGCGAAGGTTATCCAGACCAGTGCCACCACCTGGCAGGAAACCGCGCAGACCGGGGACGCCATCACCCATTACATCACCATTCGTTACCGCCGGGGGATCACCGCTGATTATGAGGTGGTCTGCGGTGACAGTGTGTACCGGGTGAAACGTCAGCGCGATCTGAACGGAGCGCGGCGCTTTCTGCTGCTGGAGTGTACGGAGCTGGGCGAATTTACGCAGAGTCACGGAGGCAACAATGGCGACTTCCTTTTTGCACGTTGATGTTCAGCAGCCCGCGGAGATGCGCTTTAACCGCGCCCGTGTCCGGCGGGCGTTTGTCACGATTGGTCAGCGTCATATGCGTGATGCCCGACGGCTGGTGATGCGCCGTGCGCGGTCGGCACCGGGTGAAAACCCCGGTTATCAGACCGGACGCCTGGCTCGTTCGATTGGTTACATGGTACCCAGAGCCAGTAAAAAGCGAGCCGGTTTTATGACACGCATTGCCCCTAACCAGCGCAACGGGAAGGGGAACCGGATGATCTCTGGTGACTTCTATCCGGCGTTTCTGTTTTTTGGTGTCCGGGGAGGAGCAAAACGTCGTCGTAGTCATCATCGTGGTGCATCTGGTGGCAGCGGCTGGCGGCTGGCTCCACGTAATAACTTTATGGTGGAAACGCTTGAAAAGAACCGCAGCTGGACACGCTATTTTCTGGCGCGGGAATTACGTAAATCACTGAAGCCGGAGCGACGACGCAGATGAAACTGACGCCTGTTATTGCTGCGCTGCGTGCCCGCTGCCCGTATTTTGAAAACCGGGTGGCAGGCGCGGCCCAGTTCAAAAATCTGCCGGAGGTCGGAAAGCTGAGACTCCCGGCGGCGTATGTGGTACCGGGGGATGACTCTCCGGGAGAAAACAAAAGCCAGACCGACTACTGGCAGGAGCTGAAAGAGGGCTTCTCCGTGGTTGTCATACTGAGTAACGGGCGTGATGAGCGCGGTCAGTTTGCCTCGTATGATGTGGTGGACGATGTCCGGCAGATGCTCTTTAAGGCCCTGCTGGGCTGGAACCCGGAAGCGTGCGGTAACCCGATTACCTATGACGGCGGCACGCTGCTGGATCTGAATCGTCATGAGCTGATTTATCAGTTCGATTTTTCGGTCATCAGTGAGCTGACCGAAGACGATACCCGCCAGCAGGATGACCTGAACAGTCTGGATGAACTGCAAACGCTGGCGATTGATGTTGATTATCTCGAGCCCGGTAACGGACCTGACGGCGATATCGAACATCACACCGAAATAACCCTTCCTTCCTGAGGATCCTCATGTTTGTCAAACCTGTTAAAGGGCGGTCAGTTCCTGATCCTGCCCGCGGCGACCTTTTGCCCGCCGAAGGGCGAAATGTTGATGAGAACAACTACTGGCTGCGCCGTGAAGCAGCGGGTGATATCCGGCGCGTGAATAAAAAGGTGAATACCGATGACGATAAGCTTTAACACCATTCCGTCGAATACGCTGGTTCCGTTGTTTTATGCGGAAATGGATAACCAGGCGGCGAATACTGCACAGGACAGCGGAGCATCGCTGCTGATTGGTCATGCCAATAACGGTGCAGAGATTGTTGCCAACAGTCTGGTGCTGATGCCGTCGGCAGACTATGCACGCCAGATTTGTGGTGTGGGAAGTCAGCTGGCGCGTATGGTCGAGGCTTATCGCCAGACCGACCCGTTTGGTGAGCTGTATGTGATTGCCGTTCCTGAATCCACGGGCGCGGCGGCAACGGTTACGCTGACGGTGACCGGGGCGGCAACCGAAACCGGCACGGTGAATGTGTATGTGGGACGTACCCGCGTGCAGGCACCGGTGACCAATGGCGATAACGTCACGATGATTGCCAGCAGTATCCAGGATGCCATCAATGCCGTTCCGACTCTGCCGTTTACAGCTTCATCTTCGGCTGGTGTTGTCACGCTGACCGCGCGTCATAAGGGGCTTTGCGGGAATGAAATTCCTGTCAGCCTCAATTACTACGGCTTCGGTGGGGGCGAAGTGCTGCCAGCGGGCGTACAGATTGCCGTGGCGACGGGGACCGCCGGAACGGGCGCTCCGGTTCTCACCGGCGCGGTGGCTGCAATGGCGGATGAGCCGTTTGATTATATCGGTCTGCCGTTCAACGACACGGCCTCCGTTAACACGCTGGTGACCGAGATGAACGATACCAGCGGTCGCTGGAGCTATGCGCGTCAGCTGTATGGTCATGTGTATACGGCAAAGACCGGCACACTGTCAGAACTGGTGAACGCAGGTGACCAGTTTAACCAGCAGCACATCACCCTGGCGGGGTACGAAAAAGAAACCCAGACGCCTGCCGACGAGCTGGCAGCCAGCCGTACCGCCCGCGCGGCAGTGTTTATCCGCAACGATCCGGCACGTCCCACGCAGACCGGTGAGCTGGTGGGTATGCTGCCTGCGCCGAAGGGGAAACGGTTCACGATGACCGAGCAGCAGACCCTGCTGTCTCATGGCGTGGCAACGGCGTATGTCGAAAGCGGGGTGCTGCGCATTCAGCGTGATGTCACCACGTACAGGAAAAACGCTTACGGGGTTGCGGATAACAGCTACCTCGACAGCGAGACGCTGCATACCAGCGCGTATGTACTGCGCAAACTGAAATCCGTCATTACCAGTAAGTACGGGCGTCACAAGCTTGCCAGTGACGGTACCCGCTTTGGTCCCGGTCAGGCGATTGTCACCCCGGCGGTGATCAAAGGGGAACTGCTGGCAACCTACCGTCAGCTCGAGCGTGCGGGGATCGTGGAAAACTACGAACTGTTTAAGCAGTACCTGGTTGTGGAGCGTGATGCCAGCGATCCGAACCGCCTGAACACGCTGTTCCCGCCTGACTATGTTAACCAGTTGCGTGTCTTTGCCGTGGTTAACCAGTTCCGTCTTCAGTATTCAGAGGAGTCTGCATAATGGCCCGTATCGGGGGAACCTGTTATTTCAAAATTGACGGTCAGCAGCTATCGCTGACCGGCGGCATTGAGGTGCCCATGAACAGGACGGTCAATGATGACATCATCGGCCTGGACGGTTCAGTGGACCGCAAGGAAACTCACCGTGCGCCTTATGTCAAAGGGACCTTCAAGGTGCCGAAGAATTTTCCGGTGAGCAAAATCACCTCGTCTGATGAGATGACCATCACTGCCGAGTTGGCGAACGGTCAGGTCTATGTACTGTCGTCTGCCTGGCTGCACGGCGAAGCGAACCATAATGCCGAAGAAGGCACGGTTGATCTTGAGTTCCACGGTGAAGAAGGGGATTACCAGTAATGAAAGAGCTTGAGTTAAAGAAACCGATTACTGCTCATGGCGAGACACTCTCCGTACTGGAGTTTGATGAGCCCACCGGGAAGGATGTCCGCGAGCTGGGGTATCCCTACCAGATGAATCAGGATGAGTCCGTCAGACTTCTGGCGCATGTGGTGTCGAAATACATTGTGCGGCTGGCGAAAGTGCCGCAAAGCTCTGTCGACCAGATGTCTCCGGCAGACCTGAATGCAGCGGCGTGGCTTGTGGCTGGTTTTTTCCTCCAGGCCTGACGGCTGAATACCTCACTGATCGCTTCTTTGACTGCGCCAGCTACTGGCGCATTAATCCCTTCGAATTGCTGAATATGTCGATCAGTGAAATTCCCTTGCTGGTCAGTCAGGCAAACAGGATAGAGCAGGAGAAACGCACACATGGCTGAATTTGAGCTTAAGGCGTTGATCACCGGTGTCGACAGGCTTTCTCCCGCGCTGTCGAAAATGCAAAAGAAAATCCGGGGATTTAAACGCCAGGCGGAAGAAGCGTCACAGGGTGGGCTGGCGCTTGGTGGCGGACTGGCAGCGGGTCTGACGCTTTCCCTGAAATCTTATGCCGATCAGGAAAACGCCGCCACCGGGCTGAAAGTCGCCATGATGGATGCGAACGGCGAGATTGGAAAGCGCTTTCAGGACATCAATAAACTGGCTATTGGCCTGGGTAACCAGCTACCCGGTACAACGGCTGATTTCCAGAACATGATGCAGATGCTGGTGCGTCAGGGGATCCCGGCAGAAAACATTCTTGGCGGTGTGGGTAAAGCGACAGCTTATCTTGCGGTACAACTGAAAAAAACACCGGAAGCGGCTGCCGAGTTTGCCGCAAAGATGCAGGATGCTACCGGAACGGCGTCAGAAGACATGATGGGGCTGTTCGACACTATCCAGAAGGCGTTTTATCTGGGCGTTGACGATACCAACATGTTGTCCTTCTTCACTAAAACCAGCTCTGTTCTGAAGATGGTGAACAAGGACGGTCTTCAGGCTGCACAGAGCCTTGCCCCCATCAGCGTCATGATGGATCAGATGGGGATGAACGGGGAGTCGGCAGGTAACGCCCTGCGAAAAGTTATCCAGTCCGGATTAAGCGTTAAGAAAATCAGGGACGTCAATAAAGTCATGGCCCGCCAGAAACTCGGAGTGCAGCTCGATTTTACTGACGGCAAAGGGAGTTTTGGCGGTCTTGATAACATGTTCAGGCAACTGGCAAAGCTGCGAAAACTGACCGACGTTAAGCGAACAGGTGTACTTAAGGCAATATTTGGTGATGATGCCGAAACCCTTCAGGTGGTCAATGCCCTGATCGATAAAGGAAAGGATGGTTACGATCAGATCCAGCAGAAGATGAATAAACAGGCCAGCCTGAATAAACGTGTTCAGGCACAGCTTGGTACGCTGTCCAACCTGTGGGAGGCAATGACAGGGACCGCAACTAACGGCCTTGCGGCTATTGGCGGCGCATTTTCTGGTGACGCCAAAAATATCACGCAATGGCTGGGGGAGTTGGGGGAAAAATTCACGAAGTTTGCGGATCAAAATCCCCGGGTTATTCGCGGCGTCGTCGGGCTTGCTGCCGGTCTTGCGATTCTGAAACTGGGATTGATGGGCGTGGGCAGTGCCATCAGTATCGTCAGCAGGATCATGTCGATGACGCCGATTGGCATGATTGCGACGGCGATTGCTCTGGCTGCGGGATTAATTATCACTAACTGGGATGTTGTCGGACCTTATTTTAAGAAGCTCTGGGAAACCATTGGTCCTTATTTTGAGGCTGGCTGGGAACTTCTGAAGAAAGTTTTTGCCTGGTCGCCGCTGGGAATGGTGATCAATAACTGGGGACCGGTTGTTAAGTGGTTTCAGGATATGTGGGACAAGCTGAAGCCCATTATTGAGTGGTTTACCGACAGTTCCGGTGACACGGTCGATGCCATTAACTCTGCGCAGTGGGGCGTGGGTGCTTATGATGCTTATGGGACGGGAATACCGGCGCGGGGATACACACCTTATCCGGCGGTAGATCCGGCTCAGTCAAACAACGCCTCCGGTGCCACAGGCCCGAATCCCTTCATGATTAACAAAGCTTCTGCGCCAAAAGTTGATGGTGAGATCAAGGTCTCTTTTGTGAACTCGCCTCCGGGTATGCGGGTTATGGAAACGCGATCCAGCGGTTTTGATGTCAGCCATGATGTTGGTTATACGCGCTTTTGCAGGTAATGAAAAATTAATCTGTTAATGAGTCCCACTCCGGTGGGATTTTTTATGTACGGAGTTTATATGACGTGGAAAGACAGGCTTCAGGATGCGTCATTTCGCGGCGTACCGTTTAAGGTTGAAGAAGAAAGTGCGGGAACCGGTCGCCGTGTGGAAACGCACGAATACCCGAACCGCGACAAACCCTATACCGAAGATCTGGGAAAAGTCACTTTCCGCCCGTCCATCACGGCTTATGTGGTGGGAGATGACTGCTTTGACCAGCGCGATCGCCTGATTGACGCGCTGAATAAACCCGGTCCCGGCACGCTTGTCCATCCGACATACGGTGAGCTGAAAGTCTGTGTTGACGGGGAGGTTCGGGTCAGCACATCGAAGAGTGAAGGGCGTATTGTCCGCTTTGACCTGAAGTTTGTCGAAGCGGGAGAACTCTCTTACCCCACATCAGGTGCGGCGACGGCGCAGACGCTGATGTCATCCTGTTCTGCACTGGATGACTGCATCAGTGACAGTTTCAGTGGTTTCAGTGTCGATGGCGTGGCAGATTTTGTACAGAACGACGTCGTCGGTAATGCCAGCACAATGCTTGGGTATGTTTCTGATGCGATGAAAGTGGTGGATTCTGCCGTATCGGATGCTGCCAGGCTGTTGCAGGGGGATATCTCGGTACTTCTGCCGCCACCATCGTCAGGCAAAAATTTCGTTGAGCAGGTGCAGAAAATGTGGCGTACCGGGAAACGCCTTTATGGTAACGCCAGCGACCTTGTCACCATGATCAAAACGCTTTCCGGTGTCAGCCTCGGCAGCGATCTGCAACCGCGCGGCATCTGGAAAACGGACAGTAAAACCACCGCCACGGCGACGCAGCAGCGTAACGTGGTTGCCAGCACCCTTCGTACGACCGCAATCAGCGAAGCGGCGTATGCCGTCACCCGATTGCCTGCGCCAACAACTTCCGCGGTGATGCAGAATGCCACAGTGGGGCAGGCAACAACACCTGCGCAGAGCACTGGCTGGCCTTCCGTCACGCATCCGGCACTGAACAATGCACCGGCGGTGAAAAACACGGTTGACCTGCCAACGTGGGAAGAACTGACCGACATTCGCGACACACTGAATACGGCATTGATAAGGAGTTGTCCCGTACAACCAGTGATGCGTTGTTTCTGGCGCTGCGCCGGGTGAAAGCAGATCTGAATGCGGATATCAACACGCGCCTTGAACAGTCTGCACGGATCATTCAGCGCACACCGGATGAGGTTTTACCCGCGCTGGTGCTGGCGGCGACCTGGTTTGATAACGCGGCGCGTGACGAGGACATTATCCGGCGTAATGCCATTACGCATCCCGGCTTTGTGCCGGTGATCCCTCTGAAGGTGCCAGTGCAATGAACGACAATGTCACGCTACGGGTAAATGGCCGGGAGTGGAATGGCTGGACATCGGTGCGCATCGGTGCCGGTATTGAACGGCTGACACGGGATTTCAGTGTGGAGATCACCCGCCAGTGGCCGGGGGGGGGAGGGTATCACCACGCTTCAGCCGCGCATTAAAAACGGTTCAAAAGTGGAGGTGCTGATTGGTGATGAACTGGTGATCACCGGCTGGGTGGAGGCGACCCCCGTTCGTTACGATGCCCGTTCGGTCAGCACCGGTATTGCCGGACGTAGTCTGACTGCTGACCTGATTGACTGTGCAGCCGAACCGACACAGTTTAACGGACGATCGCTGGTACAGATTGCGCAGGCGCTTGCTGCGCCCTTCGGCATTGAGGTGGTGAACAGCGGTGCGCCGTCGGGTGTTATTCCTGACGTCCAGCCCGATCATGGTGAAACGGTGATTGAGGTAATCAACAAAATACTCGGTCAGCAGCAGGCACTGGCTTACGACGACCCGCACGGCAGGCTGGTGATTGGCGGTATTGGCTCAACGCGGGCGCATACTGCGCTGGTGCTCGGGGAAAACATCCTTTCCTGCGATACGGAGAAGAGTATCCGGGAGCGGTTTTCTGTTTACCAGGTGGCGGGGCAGCGTGCCGGAAACGACGATGATTTCGGTGAGGCCACCACCACCGCGCTGAGGGCCCGCACAGAGGACGCATTTATTGCCCGTTACCGTCCGATGTATATCAGGCAGACAGGGCAGGCTACGGGGGCAGGTTGTATTGCCCGTGCTGACTTTGAAGCCCGACAACGGGCGGCGCGGACGGATGAAACCACCTATGTGGTGCAGGGCTGGCGACAGGGTAACGGTACGCTGTGGCAGCCCAACCAGCGGGTGATTGTCTTTGATCCGGTCTGTGGTTTCGACAATACCGAACTGCTTGTCTCGGAAGTCACGTTTACTCAGGACCAGAACGGCACCCTGACGGAAATCCGTGTCGGCCCGCCTGATGCTTATCTGCCTGAACCCGAGGCTCCCGGCGCGCGGAAAAAGAAAAAAGCCAGAGTACAGGAGGACCCGTTCTGATGAGGACGATTGAAGTCATGCAGCGACAACTCCTCGGCCTGATTGGTCGGGCCGTGGTGAAAAGCATCAGTGCCGCCACGAAATGTCAGACCGTGGATGTGTCCCTGATTGCAGGTGAACCCAAAGCCGGGGTTGAACATCTTGAACCCTACGGTTTTACCGCAAGCGCAAACAGCGGTGCGGAAGCGGTGGTGTTGTTTCCGGATGGCGACCGTTCTCATGCGGTGGTTGTTACGGTGTCGGATCGGCGCTACCGCCTGAAAGGGCTGAAGACGGGTGAGGTGGCTGTCTATGACGATCAGGGGCAGTCCGTGACGCTGACCCGGGAGGGGATCGTGGTGGACGGTGCAGGTAAAACGATCACGTTTCGCAATGCACCTGAAGCACGTTTTGAAATGGACCTGGAAGTGACAGGACAGGTGAAAGACCTGTGCGACTCCGGCGGCACCACCATGTCAGCGATGCGGCTTGCCTATAACGGGCATCGTCACAGAGAGAACGGTCAGGGCAGTAACACCGACAAACCTGATAAAGCGATGGAGGCATGATGGAACTGTGGCTGACGGTGAACGGCAAACGCACCAGTGCCAGCGCACCGCTGGACCCGCTGACCCGCGCCGTGGTGATTTCCCTGTTCACCTGGCGGCGGGCGGAGCCTGATGACAACGCCGACGTCCCGATGGGATGGTGGGGGGATACCTGGCCTGCGGTACAGAATGACCGTTACGGCTCCCGACTGTGGCTGCTTCAGCGCAGCAAACTGACCAATCAGCTGGTGCAGACGGTAAGGGGGTATATCCGCGAATGCCTGCAATGGATGATTGATGACGGTGTGGTGTCCCGTATTGATCTGGATATCCGCCGCACCGGGATTAATGAACTGGGTAACAGTATCACTCTCTGGCGACGTGACGGACCGGTAATGATTTCTTTTGATAATCTGTGGAGTGCGATAACGCATGGCGGACAGTGAATTTCAGCGCCCGACGCTGGCAGAAAATATCAGTATGCTCCGTAACGATTTATTCGCCAGGCTGGACGTCAGTGACCCACTCCGGCGCATGGATGAAGACGTGCGGGCAAAGGTGTATGCGGCGGCGCTGCATACGGTTTACGGTTACATCGATTATCTGGCAATGAACATACTGCCTGACCGGTGTGATGAATCCTGGCTGGCGCGACATGCTGCGATGAAACGGTGTCCGCGCAAGGGGGCCACGGCTGCCAGCGGGTATATGCGCTGGGAAGATGTCAGCGATGACCTGAAGGTGACCGCCGGGAGTGTTATTCAGCGCGATGACCTGGTTCAGTACACAGCAACTGCCGATGCAACCAGCTCCAGTGGTGTCCTGCGCGTGCCGATCGCCTGCTCAACTGCAGGTGCGGTCGGTAATGCTGACGACGGTACGGCATTAATCCTGGTCACGCCGGTGAATGGTCTGCCGTCGTCTGGTGTGGCTGATACCCTGACCGGCGGATTCGATACTGAAGATCTGGAAACGTGGCGCGCCCGCGTCATTGAGCGGTATTACTGGACGCCTCAGGGCGGGGCTGACGGGGATTATGTCGTCTGGGCTAAAGAAGTGCCTGGTATTACGCGCGCATGGACATACCGTCACTGGAGAGGAATAGGAACGGTAGGGGTGATGGTGGCGACAAACGATCCGGAACATCCGGCTCCGGATGAAAGCGTCATTAATGCAGTCAGAGAGCACATTCTTCCTCTGACACCGGTTGCCGGAAGCGGATTGTATGTATTCGGTGCCACAGAAAAAGTCATCCCGATGACGATTGCATTATCGAAAGACACACCGCAGATCAGGACTGCAATAAAAGCAGAGCTGAATGCACTGATGTTACGGGATGGTGTGCCAGAGGGGCGTATGTATCTGTCCAGAATCAGTGAGGCCATCAGTTTGTCTGCTGGTGAAGTGGCCCACCGGTTAATCGTCCCTTCATCGGATATTGACCTGGGGGAGACCGAGCTTCCGGTGCTCGGCGAGATCACCTGGCAGGCTTATGACCCGGCAAGGAGTAAATAATGGATTCGTTACAGGATGATTATAAAAAGCTGCTGTACGGACTGATGCCGCCGGGGCCTGCATGGAGCGATACCGACGGCGTGCTTGATGGTCTGGCACCATCGCTTGTACGTGTTCATCAGCGGGCTGATGAACTGATGGCTGAAATCGATCCTGGTCAGTCAACAGAGCTGATTGAACGTTATGAAGAATTGTATGGTTTACCTGACACCTGCTCTCCTGTTGGAGCCCAGACATTACGCCAGCGTCAGCAACGGCTGGAAGCAAAAGCCAATGTGGCTGGTGGCATAAATGAGCAGTTCTTCCTGGAGCAGCTTGAGGCGCTGGGATATACCGGCGTGACGATCGAACAGTTCCAGCACCTGGATGCAAGCCCCGATCCGGAATGGGGTGATCGCTGGCGTTATTTCTGGCGTGTGACGTTGCCGGTGGATGCCGGTGCTCAGTGGCAGACATGTTCGGACACCTGTAACACACCGATCCGGACGTGGGGTGATACGGTTGCGGAATGCGTGATTAATAAATTATGTCCGTCGCATACTGTTGTCCTTTTTGCATATCCGGATGAGTCTGGTGAAGTGCAACAAGCCGCCCTGACTATAAACAGCCTCTCCTTTCAGGCCGGACACAAGACGACTGAGCCATTAGCGATTAATCATACAGGTGTTCATTTTGCGGTTGTTCCGGCACTGACAGGTAAGCCGCTGACAATTAACCGGATTAACTTTTATGCCGCCCGTCCGATGGCAGAACCACTGGTACTCAGCAGGGCGCAATTGCACTCAGGTCTGCCGACAACGGACCCCATGACCATGAACAGCGCACAGTTGCAGACGGGATACAGGACCCGCTCCCCCGTACCGGTTAACAGTATGCAGTTGCAGACAGCCAGCAGAACCCGTGAACCGTTATTGATTAATCACCCGGGACTGCATTTTGCTGTGGTCACGTCCGAATGACATAAAATAAAAGGAGAGCCGCTTTGAATATTATTAAACTCGAAAGTTTTCGACAAATTCCGGCGAATGAGGGATTGTGCGAGAACTATTATTCAACAAATATTATTTCAGCACTGAACGAAAACGGTGTCACGCTTATCAATGATATGTCCGGTTCTGTAACATCCGTCTGTCGTGGCACTCAGGCCGTAAATACTGTAGAAAGAACGGGGCTGATTTTTACGACACCCTCATATGTCACACTGTACAGCACACTTCCGGACTTAAAAGCCTCAGCTGTACAGCTGGGATTTCGTCTGACATTAAGTGCGGGAAAGAAATATTCATCTTCGCCATCCCACATCAGGATTAATGGCTATTCATTTACAACCCCGTATCCTGATGAAGCAGCCAGTTATTACTATGAAATTTTCGCAACGCGAAACGAAAACGGCTATGTCTCAGCCAGTCTGTACTGCAACCGCTCATTAGTTGGAAATACATCGTTTTATGTACCAGATGACCGGACTGACAAAATTCAGGTGAGTATTGGTGGTGGTAACAATATTTTTTCATCGGGTGCATCCGGCACGTTAATGCTGGGTGATATGTACTGTGGAACAGTGACATACGGTAGAAATAATAGTGCAGAACCCGCCCTGCTCGGAAGCATTGAGGTCAGATACAGCCCGGTAACGGCATTTACCGGTGGAAGCGCCAAAAACTCACTGAATAAAGATATTGTCACGGGGCTGAACACCTCTGACAGCGAGGCCGGATATCTGATGCTCTCGCCGTCCCTGAATGCCGCACAGGCCACGTTTGGTGCGGTGGATAACGTCAACAGTGATGTTGTGGCCGTTATGGCCTCGGTCACTTACCGCGGTGCTGATGCCCCCAATAACCGCCTGGCCTGGAAAGTGAAAAATGGCAGCCATGCAGGCGCAACGATTACAGAGAATGGCGTACAAAGCGACACAAACAGCTGGACGACTGTCTCACAGAGTTTTATGGCCCAGCCAGGCGGAGAAACGCCTTTCACAAAGGGTGAACTGACTTTCACAGCGGAATTGTTTAATCAGGCAAGGACATAATTCTGATATTTAATTCACGGGAGGTTTAATATGCACAGAATTGACACTCCGACAGCAGTTAAAGATAAATTTGGCCCGGGCAAGAACGGATTTACTGACGGGAATATTCGTACAGGGCGTCATGCCACCTGGCTGAACAGTGCCATGTGGGATGCCCTTCAGGAGGAAATCTGTGGTGTCATTGAGAAGGCCGGGATAAAACTGAATAAAGAGGAACACGACCAGTTATATAAAGCCATATTATTACTGGTTGGCGGTGCAATTAACGAAGAGGCATTGCTGATAAAAAATAATCTTTCGGATGTCGAAGACAGTGATGAGGCTGTTGAAAACCTCGGATTAAAACCCACGGTGGATAAGGCAAAAAATGCCGTTCAGCGTGATGGAGACACCATGACCGGGGAGCTGAAAATCAGTGGTGTTAATGCACTGAGGATTTTCAACGAAGCCTTTGGTCTGATTTTTCGTCGTTCGGAAGAGTGTCTGCACCTCATTCCTACCCGGGAAAATCAGGGCGAGAGTGGTGATATTGGGCCGCTACGCCCCTTTACGCTTAATCTCAGGACCGGTCGCATAACTATGGGACACGGTCTGGATGTTACAGAAGATGTATTTGCAGGCCGTTTAGCGATTAACAGCAGTAACGGAACGTGGATTCAGATGCGTGACAACAACGTTATTTTCGGGAAAAACAGGATAAATACTGATGCTGCTCAGGCGCTTCTGCGTCAGGATCATGCAGACAGAAAGTATTTCCTGGCTGGTCTTGGGAATAAGCAGTTTGGCATTTACATGATAAATAATAGCCGTACGGATAATGGTACGGACGGTCAGGCGTATATGGATGATGCGGGAAACTGGCGATGCGGGCGTCAGGTTATACCGTCAGACTACGGAAACTTCGATGCCCGCTACCAGACCAAAACAGGTGGCGTACAGAATTTTCAGTATACCAGTGAGGTGTTTTACAACCCGGGCGGGAACGAGCACAGCTGGACGTTTCGAGCACCTTCTGGTTGTGTTTTGTCAGGCATTAATGTTCAGGATACTGGCCGTAACTCTGCAGACAATATCGGTGGCGTGTATTACAAACAGGCTCAGATTTATATTAATGGTGCATGGCGATCTGTATCAGGTTAATTAAGGAGAAAATAATGGAACTCTCAAACATTACGCGTTACTACCCTGAAGACATGCCTTATGGTGACGGCATTCAGTATTTCCGTAGTGAAGACGGGCAGGATTTTTATGAATCACTGGATAAATTCACGAAGAAATACAAGCTGTGCACGCATCCTGAAACCGGCGTTATTTATTCCGTGGCGGAAGATGTATCCCGTCTTTATCCCGTTGGTTTTACCATTGTGGAAGTGGATGAACTACCGGATGGTTTTTGTATAGAGGCGCGCTGGTATTATAAAGACGGTGAAGTACTACCGGTCCCTGTTGATTACAGGCAGCAGGCAGAGTCGGAGCGTGCACGTCTTACTGCGATTGCTGAACGGGAAATATCCGATAAGAAGACGGATTTACTTTTGGGAATCATCGGTGATGAAGAAAAAGAAAAGCTGACAGTCTGGCGCATTTACGCGAAATTGCTGCAGGCGATGGATTTCAGCACCATCACTGATAAAACCTCATATAACGCCATTGAATGGCCCGTCTCTCCGGAAGCCTCTTCCTGA